CTATTAATCCTTTTACTAATCATGATAAACCAAACGATGGTACTATTAGACTAGCTTACTGGTCTACACCACATCGTGGTCTCAATATTCTATATGCCGTATTCGATAAGCTTTGCGAGAAATACAATAACATTGAACTAGATGTCTATTCGTCTTTCAACCTTTACGGTTGGGGTCAAAGGGATGAGCAGTTTAGAGAACTTCTAGACGCGTGCGAAGCTCATCCTAAGATCAACTACTATGGCTCTGTACCTAACGAAGAGCTAAGAGCTGCTCTAGAGAAGACTCATATTTTAGCTTATCCATCTATCTGGCAAGAGACATCTTGTATTGTTCTAATGGAAGCTATGTCGGCAGGTCTACTTTGCGTACATCCTAATAACGGCGCTTTGTTTGAAACTTCAGCTAACTGGACACATATGTATCAGTGGAATGAAGATATAAACATGCACGCTAATTACTTCTATCAAGTATTAGATAATGCTATTGAGAATTACTGGAATGAAGGTATTCAATCTAGTCTTAAATCGCAAAGCTCGTATGCTAATGTATTCTATAACTGGAATATGAGAGCTTATCAATGGAAGTCATTAATTGAATCTCAATTAAATGAGCCAAGAGAACTTCCAGAGCAAAGTGCTTCTGGTCAATATTTCTACTTTAAACCTCAAGTATGATCTATATTGTAGACATAGATAATACTATTTGTGTGACCAACAAGAAGGATGGTGCGTGGGATTATACCAATTCTACGCCCATTACTTCTCGTATCAAACGCATAAATGAACTATACGAATTAGGGCATATTATTAAGTATTGGACAGCTCGAGGTTCCGGTTCTGGCATTGACTGGTCAGATTTAACTAGAAATCAGTTAGCAGACTGGGGTTGTAAGTATCATGAACTAAAGCTCGGCAAACCATCTTACGATATATGGATTGACGATAAAGCTTTTAATGATAAACATTTCTTCGAAGAGAAATTATGAAAGTACTTGTCACAGGACATAAAGGCTATATTGGTGCCATTATGTGCAAGCTTCTTAGAGAACAAGGAGCTTATGTAATAGGTTTTGATGTAGCTGATACACCAAAAGAAGTGTTAGCTGATACACATTTGTTTTCAAACTATTCAACTGACTATCTTCTATCAGTAGTACATTCTAAAAAGATTGATCATATCTTTCACTTTGGTGCTTTAGCGAGTGTAGATCAGAGTGTTCACTGTCCTTCACGGTTCTACAAATATAATACAAGCTGGACTATAGACTTTCTTCACAATCTTTACATGCACGGTTGGAAGGGCAAGTTTATCTTCTCATCCACCGCTGCTGTATATGGTACGCGTGGTAAGAATGTAAAAGAAGATATTATTAAAGAGCCATGCAATCCTTATGGTATGTCTAAGCTAATGTGTGAGTATGCTATTCAAGATATTTGCAAACAAGCTAGGATCGATACAGCTATCTTTAGATACTTTAACGTAGCTGGTTCATATGATGGGTTTGGCGATCATCTCGACTCAGGTCATATTCTACCTAAGATCTGTACTGCTATTCAGAACAAAAAGCCATTCGTGATTAATGGTGACGATTTTGATACTAGAGATGGTACGTGTGTTCGTGACTATGTTCACGTATTGGATATCTGTAGAGCACATTTACATGCAGCCGAGCACTTGAAAACCAATCCAGGAATACACACATATAATCTAGGATCAGGTAAAGGGTTTACTAATAAAGAGATTGTAGAAGCTTTTGAGAAGTATACCGGTGAAGACGTTAAATGGAAATACGGACCTCGCAGACCAGGCGACCCCCCTCTACTAGTAGCTAACAATAAAAAGTTTATCAAACAAACTGGTTTCAAATACGAACATACCAATTTAAAAGATATTGTAACCTCTGCCTGGGATTGGCACAAAAGGAACTCATAATGATACTTGCTAAAGCGCCTATGCGTGTATCATTCTTTGGTGGTGGTTCAGATATACCTACTCACTATAAGAAATATGGCGGCGCTACTATCTCTACAGCTATTAACAAATATGTCTACGTAGCTGTAGGTTATACCCCTCATATACATATCAAGATCTCATACATGAAGCAAGAGCTCGTGACTGATGTCAACGAGATCAAGAATGAGATTGTAAGAGAGACTCTAAAATACTTTAATGTATATTCTAACATTGAAATTAACACATGGGCTGAGATACCTACTATGGGAACTGGTTTATCCGGATCATCAGCTTTCACGTGTGCATTAGTAAGAGCATTAGCGCATTATAAAAACATCACACTCAGCGATTATGATGTAGCCAATATTGCTTGTGATATTGAGATTAATAAATGTGGTTGGAACATTGGAAAACAAGATCAGTATGCTTGTGCTTTCGGTGGCCACAACTATATAGAGTATAGCGAAGATGACTACATTACAGTTACAAAACTACCTCATAATAATATAACATCAAATTGCATACTGATTCCCACTATGATTCAACGTCACGCCAGTGAAATACTAAATAAAGTTGATTTTAAAAACAAATCTGCTATCATAAACGATATAGCTAATATAGCTAGAGAGTATAAAGATATACCAGTATCCGCTAAGTCGTATGCAGAAGCCATTGAGCGCTCATGGAACCTTAAGAAACAGATGGATGATGGTATTACAAACGATGAGATTGATACGTTAGTACAAAGAGCATATGATAGTGGTGCTATTGCCTGTAAGCTCCTAGGAGCTGGAGGCGGCGGATATCTTCTAGCACTAGTAGATAGTAAAAATAATAAAGATGATATCTTTAGAGAGTTTCAAGAAAGAATATGTCTAAAGATAAAGACGGCCGAAGAAGGAGCAAGAGTTGTTTACTTTGATTGATCAGCACTATGAGACGTTCAAACAAGGTTTTGAGTCCCTTGATAAGAAAGCCATAGAAAAAGCTGGCAAGTTAATTCTAAAAACAATACAAAAGAAGAAAAACATTTTCACAATCGGCAATGGGGCATCAGCGGCCATTGCGCAACACTGGGCTTGTGATTACACAAAGGGATGTTCTAATCTCAAGACTGGGTTCATACCTAGAGTTATTTCATTAGCAGCCAACATACCACTTATGACAGCTATCTCAAATGATACATCATATGAAGAGGTGTATTCCTATCAGATAGAGCGATTGGGTAATCCAGGTGACATTCTTATTGCTATTAGTAGTTCAGGCAGTTCACCAAATATCGTTAAAGCGATTAGATCCGCTAATATGTTGGATATCAAAACTATATCACTAACAGGATTTGATGGCGGGTTATCTCGTATATTAGCAGATATTAATATACATGTTGATTGTCAGGAATATGAGGCTACGGAAGATATTCACCAGGCAGTGATGCATATCATAGCTAAATCCTTGAGAAATAACAGATGTTGATTTTATTCTCAAAACAAGGTACATTTAGGAACCAAATGAGAAAGGATCAACGTGTCTATTATTCGTAAGAAGAAAAAGACCACAGTTCGTCGCCCCAAGCATGCTGATGAGCAGTTTACAGGGCCCGAACCTCGTGAGAATGTAACCGTGACGAATTCCATGGATAGTGAATATCGTCAGGGTCTATTCTGGTATGCATATTATTATGATGTCGACCAGGCTAAGAAGTGGCTTGTCGAGTATATGAAGAAGCAGAAGCATCCAGATGTTTCTATTATCAATTCTATTCCTCAAGCTCGAGTTATCACGACAGTTGGCTATATGGCGAAGTTGATGCTTCGTGGATGGCAACTACCTGCCGACTCAATGAAATACTTTGCTGATAAGATCGAAGAGATGAAGCAGTATGGTAGGAAAGAAGAGGTAGAGGAAAAGTCTGAGGGGAACGTTGTAGACCTTCAGGCTCGTGTTCAAGCTAAGGCTCGTGAGTTGCGTGGTAAGCTTGACGTGCATCTAGATGCATATGCAGAAGATGTTATGTATCAGTTTTCGATGTATGATTTTCTTACTAACGAACAACCCTCGCCCGTTGCTCTCAATTTGATAAATAACTATGTTAGTGCATTGATCAGCGAGCTCGAGGATGGTGAAGGATTCGAGCATATCAGTCGCGCAAAGCGTAAGAAGTGGCTCGAGTTTCATAATGCACTGCTGCAAGACGTAGAGCGTTATCAGCTTAATAAGAAGATTACGCGTAATGCTCGTAAGCCTCGTAAGGTTAAAGAAAAGCCAGTTACAAAGCTGGTAGAGAAGATGAAATACATGAAAGAGTCTGCGGCTCTTAAACTTGTTAGTATTAATCCAGCTGACATTGTCAAAGCACAATCTCTGTGGGTTTACAATACTAAATATAGACAGCTAACAGTTTATACTGCAGCCTCCGAAGCTGGCCTCAGTGTGAAGGGCACGACAATTCAGAACTTTGATGAGACGACTTCTATGATGAAGCGTTTACGTAAACCAGAGGTGATTCTACCTCAAGTCCTTGAAGGCGGTAAAGTAACCCTTCGTCGTTTGATGGATAGCATCAAGACCTCTCCTTCTATACCTAAGGGTCGTATCAACGAGGAAATCCTCCTTTTGAGAGTCACAAAATGACAAACGTAGTTCTTTTTCCAAAAGCTAAACGTCAAACTCCGCCACAATCTATCGAAGAGCTGATGCAGTCAGTATCGGATACTCGTAAAGAGCACGCCGAGTACGTACTAGAGGAAATAATGGCTAACGTTATGCAACGTGCCTTCGAGGAAGGGTTCAACGTTACAACAGAAGACTGCGTTAAGCCTACAGCATTAGTAGTAGAAGCTTTTAGAGCCATGCTGTATATGAGTGTAGGAATTGAGCATCCGTTACATGATGCTGCTGAGCAACTGTTTGTTG